ATTATCTGCCATAATGCTAGTGTTATCACTACCTACTATTAGCGAGTTTTTAGAGTTAAGACTCTGCTTGACATTACTTGAAGCCACAATAGAACGAGTTCCACCTTTAACACTATCTCCAAATTGTAAAGTATCTAAACCAGTACCACTATTTCCGTTAGGGCTTACAAGCATATCTCCGATTGGTACTGGCGTATCGTCTACAAAGTCATCTATACCTCCGTTAATTTTTTTAACCTCTGGTACAAATACATCTTTAGGCTCTACACTTAAAAACATACATTTAGTTGTATCCTCAGACATTGCATCAAAATCCTCTACTTTAAGCAATCTCCAGTAGCTGCCATCTATGTAGTAATTCTTTCTAAAGTTTAATTCTTGATAGTCGTATGGTCTTAAAGACAAGTTGCATTCTAGTATCTTACTATTCTTGTCTGTGATTTCTTCTATATATTGTTTCCAATATATATTAAAACAATTATTGTTGCTATAAGACAAAGTAAATTTATTTCCATAACTGAAGTCATAATATAGTTGTTTAGGTACAAACCAGTTTAAATCAAAAGTAGGGTTATATGGATTATCTAAATGCCCAGCGTAAGGGTAGGTAAAACTTAATTGACCAGCAAAACTCCAAACATCTTTAGGGTCTAATAATCCACCCCAATACAATAACCTTATTTTAGCAGTTGCATCAACTTGCTGATTTTGTTCATTAACAAATCTCATTGAAGATATAATCCTACCTACATTTGAAATGCTCTCCAATGGAGTAGGTGCAAATATTGTAGTAATCTCCTTATCAACATCTATAAAATCATTCTCTACGTTTAAAATTAGCTGACCATAAACCTCGTCATTAACTTTATTATACGCATCGTTGTGGTAGTCTTTATCTAATTGGTCTTTAAATACAAACCTATTAGAGTTTAACGCACCCATAGGAATAATTCTATAATCTTTTGACCTATCTACCTTGCTATCTAAATTAACTCGTTCGTCTGTTAAGAATCCATCCCTAGTTTCTATTAGCAGTTTATTTGCATCAATAGCATCATATTCTATATATAAATTAAATCTTTTAATTATACTGCTTAAAAAATCTGTTTGCTTAATTTTCTTAGGAATAACTAATTTTGTTTGTATAGTATCTCCTATTCCTATTTCTGTTTCTAGCAATGTACTTGCAAAAGTAGAATCAGCTTGTAATAATACTTTAAAATCTGCACTATTAGTTCTTGTTATTGGTATTCTAATATTAATACCAGCAGCAGAATGCAATCTTGTAGCATATAATTCTAATCCACCAAATGCCAAGAAGTATTCACCACCAGCTTGTACATCTATTTGCCCAGTCTGAAAAGGTAAGTCCCCTATTATTATTGCGATAGGCACACTACTTAAAGGATTGGATGTTAATTCTGGACTAATGTCAAATTTCATAGAGTCTACAATCGTGTAAACTCCACTTAACTCCTCTACAATATAAGCATTTAAATAACCTCTAAAACTATCTGTAAGTATGTCTGAGCTTGGTTGCGAAAAGTAGTTTAATTCGTTTGTTTCGTTTGAGCTTGTTTCTGTGTATAGTAGATTTAAATTTAAAAGACCTTGAAAAGACATTTTATTTGGCTCAGTCGCAACATATTTACCAGTCAAAGTATTAAACTCATCTGTACAAGTATTGTAATAATCTTCTGTAAAATTAAACACTGCTTCTGCACAAGCTAAACTTTCTACGACACCACCATCAGCAACAACTCTTTTTTGATAACCAGACAAGCTATTATCTTCATCAAATAAAACAAGGCTATTTTCTAAATTAGATATGCTATTAGTGTTTTGACATTGTATAGTTTGAGCAGTATTCCTTTTTACATTAAACTCCTTACATAATATAGCTGCATTATCAAGTAGGATTTTACCACTACCATAGGGTATAATAAGTCGTTTGAATAAATCACTATTAAAAAATGTACTATCGTATGTAAATCCAGCCTCTGTAAGTATTGTATCAATATATTGCTTAACATAAATTGATGGTTTAAAATCTTCTAATGCCCAATTACCATAACTTGTTCTGCCACCTAAGTCAATCATAGGATACACATATCCTTGCCCTATTGTAGCCGTCCAACTATTTTGTATGTTAGTTCTATTCCAAGTATGGTTTAAACTCGACAAATCTAAATCTTCTAAATACTTGCCTCGTATCTTTTCGAATAAATCTCCAATCTTACCAGTAGCTTGTATTTCGTAGTTTATTAATCCATCTACATTTTTAATAGATTTTAACTGGCAGTAACCATCTATTGCAGTTATTCCGTCTTGTATGATTTGGTAGCTAGTTTTTAGATTAGGGTTAAATGTCTGAAGATTAATATTAACATCAAAGGCGTGTTCAAAAATTTGATTTACGGTTTTATTTTCTGGTATTGTTATTGTCTTGCTAAAGTCTGTTAAACGCTTCTGAGGGTCGTTAACATCATACGCTTCTTTAGTCAAAGGTACAGCACCTTCATTGTGTGGAATAGAATTACCAGCTATTATGTGTTCAATTACCATTGTCGCTTATCGCTATTGTCAATCTCCATTTGTAGTTCCATACTATACACTTGACCATTTTCACTCTTAGCGTGTTCAAAAGTATTACCAGTTACATTAACTGCAACAAAGTTTGTGTCATATTTCCAGTAAACCTCTGGGGATGAAAACAAGTCCTCTAAGCCCTCAACTTCAAAGTCTTTAAGTAATCTACTATTAAGTATATAATTATCTGTTAGAGACGTATGGAATGCTCTCTTACGCTGTGCATAGCTATTATGGGTTATGCTACTTGCTCCAATAGTACGAGTATTGTACTTTGCAAAGTTCTTTGTGATGTTTGTAGTTTGGTTTGACTTGCCACTAAACGTAAAGCTATCATATCCACCCTTACGATTTAAATAATGTAATTCAAAGTCTGTATATGTGTTTTCACAATCGTCTATTTCAAACATTATTGTTTTTGTAGCCCAGACGTCCTCTGTAAAGTTTAAGATTCTAAGAGCATAATATTTGACATTAGTCATGACTGGTGTTGTACCCCAGCTATGTGAAGCAACCTGTGAAGCACCCACATCAAGCGTATATAAACCAGCAGTATTTGCAGCAGTCATTGTAGTTTGTAATATTGTGCCAAACGTATTATCCATAGTTAGCAAATATATTTTATAGGTATCGCTTAGATTCTGTCGCATAATCCAAGACGCTTGATATTTTTGTGTAGACCTTACTTTTAAGAAATTATTAGACTTACCTAAATTAAACCATTCAGCTTGTTGTTCAAAGCCATTTAAAAACTCTTTGTTTGTTTCAGCAGAAGCATCTTCTATGCTCCAATTCTGATAGTCTTTAGTACCACCAGATAAATCTGCCCACTCAATATATTTAGGTGACGAGTTCCAGCTATCAAAAGTGTTTCCACTTACAGCACTACCTTGTAACGCACCACTATAATACTCTTGGAATGCTATTTTAAAGTCTTTTAAGGCACTTTGAGATATATCAGTAGTATCTCCAGCTAAAACAGAATAATCGCTCGTTACAAACGATTGTATAATATTTTGTATATCTGTTACAACTTGAGTAGCTGATGGAATAGTATTAAGCTGCAAAGTAGCAATCTTTGTATTTGTCCCAGTAGGGTCTGTAAATAAACTTGCTATAACTTTAAATCCACTCTGAGCAGTTTCTGTGCTACTGACTAAATATTCAATAGGAGCAAAGCTCGGTTCTGGAATAGCTGTTGTTGGTTGGTCTTGAATTGTAAGTGCCATCTATTTATATATACAAAAATAGACAGATAAATTTAGGGTAATAAAAAAACCCCCATTTCTGAGGGCTTTCTAAACGTATTACTTGCGGGGCTTCCACTTTTTCATACGTTAATTTGTTTTAGGTTTTGGGTTATTTGTTGTTTTCTAAAAGTTGATTAACATACGAGTCTGTGTATCTGAACTCCATTTCATCTTCGACTCTCAATATTAACTCATATTCAGTATCCCAATCTAATGAGTTACATAACTTGGCTAATTGGCTTCCGTCTAATTGTTTTAATTCTGTGTTTGTCATTTTGTTATTGTGTTTGTTATTATGTGTACAAAGTTAATACAAAATATTAGAATACAAAACTTTTTTTTTAATCCTCAAGAGCTACATTCAAAACATACTTTCTAAACTCAGCTAATAACTCAGCTTCTAAATCTAGTATAGTTTGGTCATTTATTGCCTTACTATAAAAGTCTGTTTTCTCTAAACCATAATTATATATGCTTCTTGCTATAACAAAAGCTATTGACTTTCTTATATCCTCAGCATCTCTACGCTTACCAGATTTTGTATTTGTGCCAGAATATCCCCTTTTTGATTTTATGTCTGAAAATTTACTTATACCTCTATTAAGCATAAACTTCCTTATAGCTGATATAGGAGGCATTTTGTTAGTATATTTAAACCTACTTATACTAGTATTGTATTTAGCTCCACTTACACCCTCATCAATAAATTGATAATATGATGGCATTGATATCTGTACTTTAAATCCACTTGCAGTAATAGTTACTGGTTGCTGATTTAATTCACCTATACTTTGTACAGTCTTGCCACTTGCTACCTTATTAGCTATATATAGATTTTTTTCTAGTTCATCTACGACCTTTTGCCAATAATCTAAAAGGCTGTCAAATAATTTATCTTGAATTTTTCTCATAGTCTTGTTTCTCTACCATATAAGCCCACCAATTTAGAAACTCAATAGCTCCTAATTTAGTAGACTCGTTAATACTTATGTTGTGTAAATCTGCCATAGCTGATATTATACTAAAGAGTCCCCATCTTTGTCCAAAATCTTCTTTGTCATCTCTAGCGTCTCCCCCATCCACTTGCTCAAAGAGTCCTCTGTATCGTTCAAGTAATCGTTCCAAAGATTCCAAAAAAAAACAAACACATTCCAAACATCTGGTAAATCTACTTTTTTAATTAACTTAGCCCTTTCGTCTAAATTTAATTTATCGTCTCCGTATTCCCCTCTTTTAGGTCTACTCATAGCTGCTAAAAGCAAGTGCATTACTTTAACTGCTTCACCTTGATGGTTACTCCTAATATTTATAACATCTAAAAGCTGCCCACTTGTTAGCTTATCTGGCTTATGCTCTAAGTAATATTCAGTACCATTTAAAAATATTTTATTCTTAATTCTTAGCTTTTCTAATAGCTTTACATTAAACGCATTTAAGTCATCTACTATCTTTTTAAACTCAGACATTTTAATCTTTGAGGCTTCCTCGTATGTTATATCCTTAATAGCTGCAACAGCATAAATATTCTGCTCAACTAAAGACAAACTTTCATCTATTGAGTTTAACTCTTGATATTGTCCTACCGTTATTTTATACGACTGTGTATTGTCCATATCCTTTCTTACTAAATTTATGCATTATTAAATACCTCAAAGCATCTATTGCGTGATTGTACTCATCAATAGGTACGTTAAGACTATCTCCATTTTTATTTACTTTCCATTTATATTGTTCTAACTCTTTTATCAAATGCTTACTCGACGAATGTACGTTAATTGCATAACCTTTCAAAAGATTGATTCCAAACATCACACTATCCTTACCCTTTTTTACTCCGTCTATTGTCCATCCGTAGCGTCTAAGCTCCTCTATACTTTTAGGCTCTGCTGAATCTGCTACTATTAAACTGCCTTTACTAACTCCTAATCCTAACATCCTATCCCCTATATCTTTATTAGTCAATCCAGTTTCATAAATTAACTCTTTAACATATAGCTCTCCGTCTTGCATTCTTACCTCTATTAAACTTGTTGGGTCATTCGTAAAACCAAAGTCAATTCCGTAGCCTATTAGCTTCTTGTCATTAAACCCCTCATTTAATATATACCATTTTTTGAAAATAAGTCCCTCTATGCGACCAGTAATCCCTCTGGCATATACTTTCCATAGGTCTAAATCTTTGCTTTTTAGGGCTTCTATCTTCTCTCTAATCTTATCGCTTAGGAAAGGATTATGTCTATGGTCTGATATTATTAGCTCAGCATTTGGTAAGGTTATTACCTTATCGTGTACCCAAAAGCTTGTATCTGGGTTATAATCTATATAAACTTGCTTACGAGTTCTAAGGCTTAATTGCTCATAAATATTGTAAGGTATTCCGTTTGCTTCATTTACAAATAAATAATCCCTCTTACCAGATTTTGCATCTTGGTCATTATCATAACTATTAAACTCAATTATAGAGCCATTACGAAA